TAACTGGACTTAAAAATTTTTGAGACATAACGCTATACTATTTGTCAAAAATACGAAAAAGAAAGGGGGCTTGACATAAGCCAGCCCCCTCCTCATTTAGTTAAAAATCAAGTCATCAAGGCGTACCCTGACTCAACCCTTCATAAGCGAGCGTGTCACCATTCAGCTTAGCAGCGGAAAGGATAGCAATATAATCGCCTTCAGTAACAGAGTTTCCAAACGAAATGGTCACAGTTGAAGTGCTAGGACGAGTGGTGTCTACGTGCACAGTCTCAAATGTCGTGGAATCCACAACCTGAACCATGATACGTTGTGTATTGTAGTCGTGAGTGATGGTATACGCATTTCCAGTCTTGGAAACAGAAGTCTGTGATGAATCAAGCGTGAACCACTTAGGAGCGCCAATGAGGTTGGCAACCGTGTTTACGTTTGCCTTTTTGATGATACCTGTTTCTCCCGTTGCATTCTCATACATATAGAAGAAGTCATCTCCCGCAGGGGTCATCGTATCAACTGTACCGATGTGGAGCTTCTGGTCTACAGTAGAGAAGTAGTCGTTTGTTTCATTCCAGATGAACGATACATTGGTATCTGTTCCACGCTCAACTTCAAAACCTGCGTTCTGCGTAGCTGCTTCAGTCTCGTCAGAGTTCAACTTGATGATTGAATCACCGATGTTAACCTCGTTAGAGTTTACGCTAGTGGTAGTACCATTAACGGTAAGATTACCTGAGATAACAACCGCAGCGCCACCGAAAGTGATGGTTTCATTGTCACCAACGTCTACCGTGCGAGTGATGTTTGGTTGCTCCAACTGGTCGGCTCCCCACATCAACAGTTTATACTGGGTGAGGTTGCCAGCATTCTTCAACTGTACATCATTGGCATTTACCGTGATACCCGTACCGGCACCAACAGCAAACGTGCGAGATGCGTCAATAGCACCACCACCGGTCAAACCGGCACCTGCCGTAAGGTCAATGGTATCGTGCGCTACGTTTCGGGTGTGAAGCGTATCAAGCTGTACGTCATTTGCATTTACCGTGATACCGGTTCCTGCGCCAACGGTAAGCGTTACGTCGCCAGAGGTAGAATCACCGGTAAGGCCTGCTCCGGCTGTAATAGAACGGATGTCACCAGAAACATCTAGCCAAGTACTACCGTCAGAAAACTTAATCACATTAGCAGTAGAGTCGTAAACAATACGACCCTCATGGGCTGAAGCAAGAAGTTCTCCTGCGCCGGGAGTTCCTGAGGTGATAAGGCTTGAGCCTACAACGAATTGAGGTTTGGAGTTGATAAGCTCTAAGCCCCCTAAATCAATTGCTGATAAAAATTTTATAGCCATAGCATGTTAGTTAAAGTAGGCTTTGCCAGAGAAAGCCCCAGATTCAAAAGTTAGTCTTACGTTGTTATTGTCTATATATTCCACAATACCATAAACCACCGCATCCGTTGAACTAACAACAGTAACTGAAGGTTTCTTATTTAGATTATGCTGCACCTGCCACGTGGAAGATGGAGAGCCTTGTATATGTACATAATGAGCATCTGAACCACCACCAACAATTCCTTTTACGGAAAAATTGGGACGAGTTTCTCTTACTACAATAGACTGAGTCTCTTGATTGGCAACAATAACATTGGAGCCAGAAGGCGAGTTAACAGTTATATCGCTCATATAGTAACGTCCTCGTTAATGATAAATTTTCCTCTTAGCCAAGTTGTAACAACACTATTTTTAGTAGCCTGAAGGTCATAGACATATGTTCCTCCAGAAATATTCATACTAGCAGCAGCCTTTGTTATAGACAATATACCTCCGGATGTTCCTGTTATTTCATTGCTTTCACTACGCATTGCAAGTGTAGCGGTTCCTGTTTTTCTATCATGGCGGCGAACCTCCATCAAGAAAGAAGAGTACTCGGTCAAATCTATAGCGTCCCCGTCAGGGTCAGTCATAGTTAACTCCAATGAAAACGAGTCATTACGTCTACACGTAATGTCTAACTTCGTAGAAATGTCTAAATTGATGGCTGCCATAGTCTATGCGAAAATACAAAATATTTAAACTCAAAGATAAAAAGAAAGCGCCCCGTAGGGCGCTCTTTTATTCTGATGCTTTGGCTCGTCTTCGTTTAGACTGAGGAGATGACTCTTCCTCGACTTCTTCCTTTACAGATGGAGCTTTAGACACATGACTTCTTCCGTAGACAATAGACTCTAGCTCTTGAAACACTCTTACTGCTCTATCTTCTGACATATACCAGTCTACAAACAGCTGATACATATCTTTTGTTGAGCTTCGAGGAAGTGTGCACATAACCTGTTGAGACGCACCCCAGTACCAAGCGTTTTCCATTGCGTTTTTAGCAACAATGTTTCGTGACTCGGCACGTTTTAAAGTTGCCAGCACATAACGAGAACGGCTAGATTGTGCTTCAATAAAACCATTTGGGTCTTTTTCGCACCATGTAAGTACTTGGTCTTTAAGCACAAAAACGTCTTCTGCCTCATTCCAACCAACAGAAGCAGCAAACTCGCGAAGTTCTTCTTCACTCATTGAAGCAGCCAATGTGATAGCTTCAATCTTTTGCATTCTGTCTGCAACGCGCTGCTTAGCTTTTTCTTCGGGTCTAAATACCTCAAACAAAGGTTGAATATTTGGGTCCCTGTATGGGTTAGACGCATTGTAATTGCTAATTAATAAAAACTCTAATAAGTCTTTATCTCTTGCGTTGCGTGGGTTTAATCTTTTAAATCCACCCTCGTCTTTCCAGAACCCAATCTCATATAAAGATGCGTTATCCTGTGAAACTGAAGCAATGGCTGCAATATCATAAGACACACCATCTACAATGATGATGTCTTTATTTGGAATTCTTTTGTAAACAGGAATAAGGGGCTGAGAGGGATTGTCGGGGTCAAATCTTACATGTACAAGTTTGATTACTACTGGGTCGATTAGTTTATCGACACCTAGTTTTTTCATGACTGTAGCGTCAAGCTGATTAAAATATGTTGTTTTTCTCATCACTAAAATTTATAAGTCAATTCAAATTTGAAAAAAAGGGGGAGAGTTTCCCCTCCCCCTTAATAATTATGCAAACGTGGCAATACCAAAGTGCTCAACACCCAATACTTCCAAACCTTGAGCTGATTCGTAAACGCACTCAAGTACGCTACGACCATCCGTTGGCGTAGGAGCAAGGCCTCCAAGCATCCACTCCTTGTAAGCAAGGTTGGTGTTGGGTCCTTCAAGATAACGAACGCGCATACGGTCAACAGAACCAGAACCAGCGTGAACTTTAATCTTGTCATTAGGAACGAACAATACAGTGTTGGTAGCACCGCTAAGCGCCTCTTCTCCTGCAACGTGAGAGAACATTGGGAATGCCTTATTTACAAAACGGCGGCCATACAGGTTGAATGATTCCATTCCGAAGTCAACAGAGTTACCTGCAACATTCAAACGAACGCTAGCAATACCAGAAGAACCAAGGTTCTTGATGATATTATCCATTTGAATTTTAGCGCCCATACCAGAGAACAACAAGTACTCATAAGGAGCACGAGTCTTATCCATTGCCGTAACAGCTGCAGCCATGTTAGCCAAAGAGAAACCGCCTGTGGTACCCAAATCAATACCATCATTACACCACTCAACCAAACCTTTGGTGAATTGTACTGCGTTGCCATCAGCATCGTCTACTTGAGTTACTGAACCAGCAGAACCTGGAGCCTGAACATCATCACCGAAACCAGAGAAGGTAGAAGCGTTACCCTTGCCAAACAACAAAGCATAAGCGATATCCAAACGGAATTTCATCAAAGCTTGGTGCTGAGCAGCGTACATGTAGTACTCTTGACCATTGAACTGAACAGAGATTTTGTTTGTCAATTCTACATCAGTCAATTTGTAAGAGTTCTTGAAGATTTGAGCCTTATTGCTGTACTTCTTCAAGCCATAACGCAAGCCTTCGGGAGCGCCAGAGCCTTCGCCGTGAGCGTTAGAGATAACAACAATCGTTGCGGTAGCAGCGATAGTTCCACCCGTAGTACCCAATTCAGTAACACCACCAGAAGAGATGTTAGTCTTATTAGATACGTAGTACATTTTTTGGTCTGCGGTGTTAACGATGATGTCGCCAGCACGCAATTTGGCGTGAGTACCACCAGACAAAGTGATTTTTTCGTAAACAGGCTCGTTTACATAGTTGTGGAATACTGCGCTAGACGTGGGTACGCTGCGGCGCATGCCTTCCATTACGTCCAAGAAAGAAGGGTCTTCGTTCTGAACGTCTAATACTTGAGAAAGAATCTCGCGCTTATCCAAGAAGTGGATAGAGGAGATAAAGTTTTTGTCGTAAGTTGCCATATGTGACAAATAGTTTTAGGTTATTTTCTTTTTTGATTTAATGCGGCAGATAAGAATGCAGTAGCCCAATCTTGAGAAGATTCTGTTCCGGTTGGAGTAGATTTTACTTCAGGATTTTTGAGTTCTTTCTCTACATCGCTAACGCCCAGCGTCTTGCCGTGATTAACGAGGCTCCTTTCGTAAACATCTGGCTCCATTGCAAAAGCAAGAATCTTATACCATTTGTTTAAGTCAACTTCGCCATTCTGATTAAGGAATAAATTAAAAAACTTTGAGTTGTCCTTAGTCATTTCCAACATGTCATTTACGTTTTCAACTTCATAATTAAAGTCTTCACCGTCAATGTCAATTGTAATTGCTTTGTCAGACAAGATGCTTTGCGTTACGCTAGAGCTGTCTACAATGTTTGACCAGTTTTCTGCTAATTCAGCAGACTCATCTACTTTTGAAGTTTCTTGCTCCGGCTGTAGAAACTGTTCTTGCATCGTTTTATACTCTTGACGAATGCGCTCAGCATCTCTTTTAAGCATTTGCTTACCAATCTCAATGTCTTCAGGGTCGTTGTCTTCCTCTGAAAGATTGTATTTAGATACAATCTCTTTTTGGTACAACTTCTGGAACGCTGAGTCCGATAGGTCTGAATATTCAGAGCGCAACTTACTTCTCATAAGTTCTTCATGGCTCATCCCATCCACATCCAACTGGAAGGCCTCCAAGAATGGTTTTAAAGTGCCATTCTTTTCGTAATAATCAACTGCTTTCTTTATATAGTCATCTTTGAAGTTGTATTCAGATGAAGCCTCTTGCTCCAGTCCAGATAACGCTTCAAGGATTTCTTCCATTGAATTGAACTTTCCTTCCGTAGTACTTTTTATATACTCCGAATAGTCCGGTTCAGTATTAACTTGCTCTTGTTGTTCTCCTTCTAGTTGCCCTTGTTGCTCTACCTCTGCTGCTGGTGTTGCATCTTCCGTAGGTTGTTCAAGTGGCTCAGTACCTCCTTCATCTTCTGTTTTGTCCTGTTGGTTTTGTACAGGAACATCAATATTAATGACATTTTCTGGAGATTCAGGAGTAAAGGTTTCAAACGTAATTTCATCAGACATAACTCAAATTTTTGATAAAGTTAGACAATTTACAAGTTGTTGCCAAAATTAGACCGTTGTCCACCGGTCTCATTAGACTTTAAATTAGCTTTGAGGGTTTCAATTTCAGCTTCTATTTGACCTTTTAATTGCTGCAATTGAATTTTAAATTGGTTTTCCATTTCTAGCTTTTGCATATCCATCTGTGCTACGTTCATAGCAGATTGCTGCTGTACTTGAGCATTTTGCATTTGCATTTGCATGGCTTGTCGCTGCTGCTCCTGCTTGCGTTTTTTCATTCTATATGCTAAAATGTACTGTGCCTTTTTAAGGTTTTTAGTGTTTTCAATCAAGATAATGTCCTCCATTTCTAAAAGACCACTACCCGCATACTGTAGTGCTATTGCTTTGAATTTGTCTTTTTCAAGGGTGTCTGGTCTATCCTCTATTACAATTCCAAAGTCTCTTGCGGAAAGGTCATCAGACGTTGCTAGGAACTTAATAGACTCTACTCCAAGAGCCTTTTTGTACGATGGGTGATATGTCTTAAACTTAATTAAGTCCTGAACTCTAATTACTATTGCTTTAGCAATCTGCTCAAGAACATATCTATCAGCCTCTACGCAGCTATATAATGCATTGTTAGAAGCCTCTTCTGCCATTTTAGTGACGTTAGACAAAGTGCGCGGGTCTAGCGTTGTACCATCAACATATTCATTGACACCAGTTATATCTCTTATTAACTGGATATTCTCTTTTATTAAGTTGAAATATGTTATCACGTCTCTTCCAAGGCCGTTTTCAATTTCTTCAATTGGTTTGTAGGGACTGGGGTTTCCGGCTGTGTCTAAATACCTGTAGACTAGTGTTCCTTTTTTGTTGAACAAGTCAAGAACATCTTTGGGTGTCATCTCAGCCCCGCCGCTTCCAAGAGGGATATTTTCAATCGCGTCAAGTGCAATTTGAATGCCCTTAGGTCTAGATGTAGCAATCGCGTTTTGTAGTTTAAACCAATTAAGCTGAATTGCATCAGCCAATGGTATAACTTGCTCCATTATAGAGCTGGCACGCATGTCATAAAAATCTGGAGCGAACAAAGAGTATGACATGCTTGTTTCTGTCATTGAATTCTTTGCTCTTTTCATATTGGTGCACAGGCCGTAGTCAAAAATGTAGTCTGTGTCTACAATCCATTTAGCTTTATATACAACTTTGTAGCTCGTTGTTGCATAGCTATTAGACTTTCTTTTTTTCGCTTTTTTATAGACTCTGCTAATTCTATTTCCTCGCTTGTCTACTCTAGTTTCTACATCTAGTGTATTGACAGAAATAAACTCAATGTCTAAAACGGGTATTTGAAAGCTGTCATAATCTGAACCCACACCTCGTGAAGGCGGCATAGCCTGAGGGTTTTTGTATGCTCCAGAAAATTTTTCGGCAATGTCAGCAAATTGCTCTTCGCTAAAATTGTTACCCATTCTCCGAATATCGGACAATGACATCATGGTCATTTCTCCAATGTGCTGGGCATCGCTAAAGTTTCTATTCATGCAATAGCTCACAACTACATTTTCGGGGCGCACGTGACGCAACTTCACAACACCATTGTCTACGTATTCACGCACACCACAAACTCCAAAATCAAATACGTCTTGCAATAGGCGTTTTCTGATTTCATCGTATTCATTGATATTCAGCACGTTAGCGATTACCTCTTCGATTTCTTCACTTACTTTATGCTTATAAGAGAAGTTCATGTGGATTTCTAGTTCTTCAGAATCGGTAGGGTCTCCGGGTTCTGGAGCTAAGGCCGAGTGATTAAGAAGTTCGGGATTCTCTTTAGAAAGCTGCTCTCTAAGTTTTATCTTGACTTCTTTTTTTGCGCGGTATTCAGTTTTTTCTTCTTCTGATATGCTATCAATAGCATTTGCAACAATATTATATGAGCGCTTTGAAAGTTTAGCCAAAGCGAGTCGTCTAAATCTGGCAACTACTGGAATAATGCTCCAGTCTATATTTAGCCATGAATCGTCAGCACTTTCATTTACATCCAACATTTTCTTGTACTTGCTAATGGACTGTGTGCCCATAGCATAATCACGATATGTTGCGTAGTTATATCTGTTGCTGTAAAATATTTTTCCGTTTTGTCCGCCGAACTCTTTATGTGCGGCCTTTACGTACTTTAGAATCCATGAAGCATTTTTTTCTTCATTTGGAATCAAATGTGAGGGATAGGATTGTTTGCTCATCAGCGTCTCGCTTGAATTTTATGTTTACTAAATAAGTCGGATACACTCACTTTGGATGTACGGCGCTCAACCATGGTGTTTCTATCGGCCATTAGAGAATAACCAAACGCCATAGACGCGTCATACTTTGTTGTTTTTTCAACTTTAAATTCGAGCAAATCTTTAATCAACCTATCAAAATATATTTTTTTGTGGTTGTTGTAGACATATTCTTCAATGTACTCAGCGAGTTGTCTATTTGTTTTATCGCTGGCATGAAGACCGTGTTTTCCAACTACCCTCATAACAAAAGCTTCGTATCCGGTATCACAAAAGTACTGAATACAATTTACTCTGTTTCTTTCAATTAGCGCTTGACACCCATAGTAATAGACAAGCTTAATCATATCTTCATAAAACATCTTAGCCATTGGGGGTCTATACAGATATTCAGCTACTGGACAATTGCTTAATTCATCAAAGGCATCATACTTCTTAAATACATAGGCAGCCCCCTCGGAGCCGCGATTGTCTACAGTCTGGTCTAAGTCATATGGGTCTATTCCCGCAACGTATTTTGCTCTTGTTGATGGGGTCACCTTTCCATTTGATATTTTGACATCATTTGATTCGGGTGGGTGTTCAACGATTCTAAATCGCCCATTGACATCTGGGTGCCAGACCACTTCGTCTTTTTTATCTGGGTTTTTCCATACTAGGTTTCCCACTTCAGCCCTGCTTTCTGTCCATTCAAGATAGTCTAGCTGCTCATTTAACTTTATTGTGTCAAATAAACAGTCGTCAGAATCAGAACGAAATGCTTCTTCCGCGGTAAATGGATTTTTTCTAATATAAGACGAAAGCGCACGATGGTCATGTTCTAAAGACCTTCTTTCTGATAAATAATATTGTTTAGACTTGTCTATGTCTGAAATTCCGTATTTATCAAAAAACAAGGTTTCTTGGGATGGGGTAAAATAGCGCCACATGCCACTAATGGTTCTACCCATTTCGTTCTTTGCTGTTTGGTCGCTGTATTTCCATAGTCTTTTAAATCCATCGCCACCTCTAGACATTTCTTCTACTGTGGTTGTATACAGTGCCTTACCAATAAATATTCCATCCTGCTCCATACAGAAACGAACAACTAAGTGACGGTCCCAAATGTCTACATCCTCAAGTTTTCCAGCTTCGTCTGACACATATCGATGCAGCTTTGAGCCGTCATACGCAAATAACTGCGAGTTTCTCCAGTCTATCCAAGATTCGAGTTCTGGCATTTTTTCGTATGCCAAATCAACCTTACCTCTTTTGGTGGTCTTGTAGAACCGTAGTTCCGTTGTCGGAGTAGTACCTTTTGCTTGGTCATATATAGGCTTAAAAAAGTCGGGCAGGTGTTTAAAGGGGTTAATGACCGCTTTAGAAAAGACATTCTTTTTAGCGTCATCCGCAGTTTTTGACTGAATACCTGCATATTTGTTTTTGCTTCGTGAGGGTAGGTCGTACAAAAATACGCCAGAACGAAAAGTTTTTCCTTGTCTTCGTTTTGTCAACTCAACAACACCGAGACAATGTGGTGACTCTATTGCCGCTTGCAAAAAGTAAAAAAACTTTCTGTCTGGGTCTCTGTACGATGGATACCCTATGTCAATTTTCCACCAATTCAGGTAAAAATAGTGCAGCCCAGATACGTATGTGGCTTTTCCGTTATTCATAAACCACACCCCATTTAATCTTCTATCCCATTCCTGTTGCCTAAAAGACTCTAGTTTTACGTCATAATAACTTGGCTCCAGCTCTTGTTTGCGAAGTTCTAATGAGCGTTTCTTGTTGTAGTCTTCTGGCAGCTCAGTTCTAAACCAAAGCTGGTCTTCTTTTTTAAGACTACTTTTTAATATTTCTCTTTTTTCAAGCTTATTGGTCAGCCTGTTATAGACGTAACCGACAGGAGGAATCCAGCATTCGACATCCTGAATAACTACTTTTTCGCCTCCTTTAATTTCTTTATACATTGAGATTTGCTATTTCTTCTGGAGTTATGTTTTTAACGATAACCTTAGTAATAAGGTCTGTATCTCCTTGGTACAATTTATCGTAGTAACCCTCTAAACGCTTGTTTATGTCGTCCATGTCAGTCATGATTTTAGACTTGATTTGAAGCGCTTGCAGCAAATCTTTGTCGCGGTCTTCTTCTGTTTTGATTAACAGTTTTGACTGATACTCATAAAAAACTTCCTCGTTAGAAACAATCATAGACCATATGCGATTGTTTTGAAACTTTAAAAACTCATCAATGGCCTGCAAAAAGAAAGTGCTGCTCATATTTATCATTACCGCTTCTAGCTCTGGTGCTTTCGCTAGTCCGCTAAGTAATGAGCACTCTTTTTTTCTTTGTTCTAATTCTGGAAAATGTTTTTTCATAGGGCTTCCGCTATCATACATATAACATATGTACTTGATGATTGAGGAACCGTGTTCTTTGTAGGACGAGGCTACCTTAGACAGAATTTCTATCCTGGTAAGCTTTGGCAGCTCTTTTAAAATGTCTTTAGACTTTGCGCCATAGACATTGAAGGTCATATTTTGAAATTCTTCTTTGTGAAAGTCCATTTTGTCTAAAAAAAATTAAATTTGCTGTTGTAAATTTAGACTATTACACCATCATGGCAAAAGTCATACACAGAGGAGAGTCCTTTCCGGGATATAACAAACCAAAGCGTGCTCCTCAAGGAAGCAGCAAAAAATATCGTGTGCTTGCTCGGCAGAACGGACAAACTAAGATTGTGATGTTTGGAGCGCGTGGCTATCAAGACTTTTTGCAACACAAAGACCAGAAGAGACGAAAGAATTTTAAGTCTAGGATGAATTGTTCGTCTGAAAAAAATAAATTAACGGCTAAGTGGTGGGCGTGTAACTATAACTGGTAGTGAACTGCAAGTCCTGTTCTAATAAACTAACTCAGGACGAAGTTAAAAACGCGCGTCTGGGCGGGTATCCCAACGACTTTTGTGGTTCTTGCAGGAAGGAGTGGAAAAGGAACGCTAACCTATTAGGAAGGTATGGTTTAAATCTCGCTGATTATGAGGAATTACTTGCCTCGCAAGAAAAAAAATGCAAAATTTGCAATGTGGAACTACTTCAAGGCAAGACTGTTGTAGACCATTGTCATACTACTGGCGCAGTTAGGGGATTGCTTTGTTACAACTGCAATTTTGCTATAGGCGCACTTAGGGATGACGTTCAAATTGCTCTTAGACTTGTAGACTATTTATATCAAACAGAAAAAGAAAATGGGCGACTTGAGCAACTGGATAAATGAGCTAGAGGAAGCACCTCAGCCTACGTGTAACATTGATAATCCTGAGGACTGCGAAGCTTGCGGTAGTTAATTATGGCAAAGATGAAAATGCAAGCGGACTCTAAACGGATTGTTATTAAGCAAAGCCGTCCGGGTGTCCATGCCAAGACCAAAACTTCTGGTATGAAGACCAGTAAGAACTATATTAAAAAGTATAGAGGTCAGGGGCGATGAAAAAATATATAAGCAAAGTAGCAAAACATAGAAATGGCTAGTAAGAGCAAAGAATATTACGATAAGAATCCTAAGGCTAAGAAGCTAAAGAAGAAATACGACACGGAGTACCATAGTACTGCCGAGCGTAAGAAGTATCGCGCTTTCTTAGTTAAGAAGAACAGAGATGCGGGTACCTATGGCAACGGTGATGATTTAGATTATGACCACAGCGCTAAAAGGTTTATTAATAAAAGTAAAAACCGAGCAAAAAAATGAAATTGCGTGTAGTTCGTTATAACAGCACTGATGACTTTACGTTGGGTATGTTGTTAGACGAAACAAAGGATATTAAGTTTTTGGCCTATACTCTTGAGGATGAACACAGAGAAAAGAAAATAGCAGGTGAAACTCGTATTCCAGCGGGCACTTATTTTGTAACTTTGCGTACAGTAGGAGGATTTCATGCCAAATACCAAGCCAAATTTGGTTCTATGCACAAAGGAATGCTCTGGGTTAGGGATGTTCCGGGATTTGAGTACATTTTAATTCATACCGGCAATACGGATGAGCACACAGCTGGATGTTTATTAGTAGGTAACACTTCTGATGTAAAAGGATTTATTGGTGACTCAACCGGGGCATACAAAAGAATCTATCCAGCTATTGCAAAAGCCATTGAATCGGGTGAAGAGGTTACAATTACATACGAAGATTATGACACTGTTTAAAAAGTATATTATGGATTTTATGTCAATTTTTAAAGACGATAACACTTGGAACGAAAAGACCATTATTGGCTTTTTGTCCTTTGCTATTATGGTTTTGGTTATGTTAGCTGATGTTGTGAGCGGTCTTTTAGGTAAAGACCTAGTAATTAATGAGTTTATATATAACTCTTTTGTTCTTGTAACCCTAGGCTCTTTTGGCATTGCCGGTCTAGAAAAATTCGCCTCAAAAAATGAAGCCCGTTAAAGAAATAGGAGAGGACATGGTATTGGGCTTTAGCCTAAGAACATTAATTGCCATGGCCGTTGGTTTGAGTATAGCAATTGGCATGTATTATGACCTTCGTGGAGAGGTTGAGTTAGCCAAAGAACTTCCTCCCCCTCAGGTTACTCGTGTAGAGTATGAACTCAAAGATGAGTTGGTTCGCTCAGCCATCATGGAGACTCAGAAGCAAGTAGAACAGATTGACGCAACAGTTAAGAAAATTGATGAGCGTCTTTATGAGCTGACAAAAAAATGAAACGCTTTTTCCTATCTGCCCTTGTTTTAATGTCGTTTACGACATATGACCAAATGGCTGAAGGGAAAACCATTATAGAGTTCAATGCTGGTTTTAATGTTAGCAATGGGTATAAGCAGTTAAACATGGTAAATGGAGCCAAGCTGTATCGTATTGACATTGAGTCTAAACCTGGTTTAAAGGAAAAGTATAAAATCAAATCAGTACCTACCATCATTTACTTTGTTGATGGAGAAGAGCGTTATCGCTGGTCAGCTGGTTTAGACATGAAACTGCATGTACACTTCAGCGAGATTCAAGAGATAGTAAATCGTTATTAAGATGGCTAAAAGTCACAAACGCTTGAATAAAAAGCCTAATTTTGCAACTGGCAAAAAGCGTCAAGAGCAATCACGAAAAAACATTGAAGTTTTAAAGTCACTAGAATGTTAGGCGGAAATTTTCCAAATAAGTCCTCGCTATCCAGTAAACTTCCTAAGAATCCCACTGAGTTAGATAGCGTATTTAACTACCTCATTAAAACAAGAGGTGGTACAAGAAAGGATTGGGAATATGCTATAAATGCAATTGCTTGGCACGAGACGGGCGGCACGATGAACCCATCAATAATTCAGCGCTCAGACGATGGACGCGGTCCTGGGGAGGGCTTGTTTCAATTTGAGATTAGTCAATTTGGGGGCAGCAATGAAGCGCGTACTGCTGTCAACAGGGCGGTAAACTTTTATAAATCACAAAATCAACCGGTTCCTGGCTGGATTAAAGATTTGTATAATAGCACTGGAGAGATACATTTCGGCAAATTACCTGCTGAAAAACAGACTCAGTTGTTTTTAATAAATGGCATTATGAAGCCAGGAAAGATAGGCATGTTGCTACAGGGGCCTGAGGGTATATCAAATTATTGGGTGAATCATCACTGGAGTGGTAGTTCCGCATTAAAAGATTCAGAATTAGAGAAATTCACAGCTTCATTACAAACCTACCAACAAAATCGATGAAATGCCCCTACATCCTGCTTTTTGCCATCCTTATACTTTCTGGGTGCTCAGCCGAATGGCATCTATCCAAAGCGGTCATGAAAGACCCAACGATATTAAAGACGAAGACGATGATTGTCACGGACACGGTTGTTACCGACCCGATTGTTGTCAAGGATACGGTCACCATGTCGCAGGTGGACACGGTAGAGATAGTAAAGGACAAGTTCCGAGTCAAGATTATGCGGAGCTACGACACCCTTATAATCGATGGAGGTTGTGATAGCGACACTATTGTTCGCACGGTAGAGGTACAAGTTCCTGTTGTGGAGTACCGTGATGGTGGTGGTTTTTGGAGCAAGGTATATGAGGGTTCTTTTTATGTCCTCATTATTTTTATTACTATAGCTACGTTAGTAAGCGTAATACGGAGATACTTAGGATAATTTATTATTCAGTCTCCATAGTATACGAATGGCTCTTTTAGACAGTCTATACTTACCGTAGGCCCATCGTTCCACCATATCGTTTTGCACTAGTAGTTTCCAGTGTTCGCTTTTCCATCTATGGATAGCGTCTTTTTCTGCTACTTTAAAGTTGTTGCTATTAAAGTGGCCGTATCGGTCTTGTATAAAGGCGCAGTATGTCATGGCCTCTATAAGCGTTTGACTATACCCTTCTTCTGCTAGTTCTCGTATGGCTCTTGAGAAAGTAAAGTAGTCTTGTGCCCACTGGGCTATTTGAAATGTTAGCGGACTATCTGCCGACATAACTCTATTACTATTGGAGACTGAGGTCCGTAGTTTGTATCTATGAAGTTGTCGTTTATATAGATAATAGCATCCTCTATATCTGTGTCTTCATCCTCCATATGTATCTCAACCATCTTCCAGTATTCGTAGACCAGGCATGGTGCAAGGTCTTCTTTTACGGCTACTCCAAGAAATGCTTTTTCGTATCCTTCAAAAAGTATGATGGTAGATGCAAATTCATTATCGTCACCAAGAGTTTCCCAGATGTACTTTATTAAAGACGGTTTATCCTGAATGACTCCTTGCATAGGATAAAAATACGACTTTATCTTCTACCATATGGGTCGGTTGTGCTAGATGCAGGAACCACTAATTCTGGAGTAACGCCGTATTTCTTTTCGTATAATTTAACAAGATTATCTGTTTTCTTTTGTTCTCTTGCTTGTAGCTGCTTAACCTTTTTGTCGCTGGCTCTATGGTATGTCCTTGCTTCTTTTACGTCTTTTTTACCTTCTCTTTTAAGGACACGCGCTTGTTTGTTGAATGGATTGACGGTTAATCCGCTTGTGGGTACGACCAATTCATGTCCATTTAGACTGTATAACATAGCCAACGCAGCGGTTGTTGCGGCGGAGTCTGCGGCTCTACCTGTTACAAAGTCGCTTGTATTGGAGTCGCTTTGCACGTCTCCCATACTTCTTTTTAGCCAGCTATTAAACAAAGCTCCCCCAGCTAGGCCGAATGCTCCATCGAGTATTCTATTTCCTCCTGTGGATGCGCCACCACCAAGAATAAAGTTTGCTGCTGGGACTACGGAGCCGGGTGTATGGGCTAAACGGCTCAAGAAACTGCGGCTTCTTTTTTCTTCTTCGTGTCCTTCCTTCATGTTTCTGTTAGACTGCCATGTTGGGGCATATGAGCCTCCACCTATACCGGTCATTGACATGAATGGAACGTCATAGAAGTTTCTGGTGTTTGTTCCGTCTACTTGTCTATATCCGTCTCTTCCGATTATTGAACCTCCTCCACTAACGGTTCTTTCTGCGATGTATGGTAATCTATGGTTTTTACCGTCTGCACTATTCTTTTTACCCAGCCATCTTTCGTAGGCTATTGGACCAAGTGTTCTGATGTCGGTATATCCTTGTAGTGGGTGTGCTTCTCTGTATACGTTTTGTGCTTCACGCATTACTGCGAACTCCTCAAGTGTTGGGTATCCTCTTGGTGTGAGGTATACCTGACTCAGGTCTTGATAGACATTAGGTGCTGTGCGCTCAAGATTATTTCTTGTTTGCTGCGCTATACGTTCAAGGCGGCGAAGCTCTTTCTCGTTTCTACGAAGTGTCTTATTCTTTGGCATAAAACAAAGATACAAATTTAGACAATTCAGTACCCCTGGCTGGACTCGAACCAGCAACCTACGCTTTAGAAGAGCGTTGCACTATCCGATTGTGCTACAGGGGCATTTGGCCCCTCTATGTCTTAGAGCATATTACTCGGCTCGTCATAACAAACCATGATAGCCCAGATTCCCCAGCCAAGCATCAAGTAGTGATGGCCCTGTATGGTTTTGTCTGTGCTAAAGCTTATTATCGGCAAGAGAAAAAACTCACCTTGACAATACAAAACATGAGTTTTGAACTTTTTTAGCATTAGAGTTGTGTATTTAGAAAACATTGTTTTATTAGCTAAGCTATAACTAATATATACAGTATAGTATATAAGTGTGGGTATAATTTCATTTTGTACATCCCAAATAATATAACTAATTGATAATCAGATATAGAACCGGTACGTGTTATCCGACTCCGGATAATCCGTATACGGTTTACCAGTACTGGTTATCCGTCTATCCACGTCTCTAGAACACCGTCAATTGCGTCTGCATCCATAACGTAGACCTCTTGGCCCTCTATGAGGTTTTCAAAGGCATAGCGTGAGTGAAAGAATACCTTCTTTCCTATCATGTCTTCATCAGGGTGGCATAAAATAAGCCCCTGTATCTCGCTTTTGCGTGGTTGTTCTAGTGAGTGCAGTAGACTCGTGAGCATTTTAGGCTCATGGATATAAGGCAATACAGCCACTTTATTGTTTAGGCTGGTCATCTTGCCTGCATCATCAACCTTAAAAAACGCCATATCGCTTGGAACAAGCAAATAATTGTCGTCATCTATCCGTTGCATGGCATCTTCCATCTCAACACAGGTATAATGGAAATACAATTTATCTCCACTGGATACCTCAGACCCTCTAAATGATGCGTGTACCTTGCCGTATATCTTGGCATGCCATGTTGGCTTGTAAGATGGGTCTAGGAATAGCTTAGAGCCGTTCTCCAAGACTTTCTCTCTCTCGTAAGGGTCTCGCCCTATATCAACTATTAAACGCCTCCCTGCGCCTAAAATTGCCTTGCTAATGTCCATTGGAAATTTTACTGTAAAAAAACAAACTTGATACTCTAGAGCCAAATTAAACATAAAACCCTAATAACCAAACAAAAAACACCCCTAGGCTACCGGGTGGGGTAACTATAACTAGTTGGGGGGTCACGCCCGCGCCGCGGACTCACCTACCCGCAGGGGGTACCCCGCGCAAGGCCTTTGGCCGGCGTGCAGTACCCAAGCCAAACTTTTTGCTCTGTCTAAAGCCGGAATAGCCAAGGTATTGGCTAAAACTGGGTTAGAACTGACTGAAGCCGGGGATTGGCCGACCAAACCGACGGAGATATTGGGAAAATAGACTTCGTCTAAAACCACAATAACACCCCCTCCAACCTCGGCTCTCGCTTCGCGTGCCAAACTGCGTTGCATAATGCGCTCGGTTTAGCGGGCGAAGCCCTGCGCGCCTGAGGCTCTTGTCCTATCCTTTCCCCTATTATCCCCTTTCCTTCCCTCGATTTGGATTGTATTGGAAACTTTCCGTATCTTTGCTCTGTTCACTCGGAACACTGCTTTTCACTTAACACATACACACACATGAAAGCACACACAAAAGCCCCCAAGACAACTGCCGCTAAATCTGCTAAAGCAGACAACAAGTCACAAGACCTTAAACTGCCCTTGGCAGTTTATCTGCGGTATCGTTACCGATTGGCCTTACAGGCCAATAACCTTGGCAAAGCCAAAGGTTTAGCCAACAGGTTGGCTAAAATGGACGAGCAATTAGTGGTAAAAGGTGAAACCTTTACCACTAATGCCGGGGCACTCAAGTTTCAGGAGTCTTTACAGACTCCGAAAGCCACGAAGGCAAAGACTTCTACGAAGTCTAAACCTGCTTCTACGAAGCAGACTCATAATCTTAAGGACCTTGTCCTTGAGATTATGGCACTGAACATCGACATGGCTGACAAGGCAACTTTGCTTGCAAAGTTGGTTTAAGTCTAATGATGGCACAAAGAGGGAGGCTAACGCCTCCCTTTTTTTATGTCTAATGATTAACAAAACCCCTTAAAACCCCCCTTAACATGGCACAAAAATCAGCCACCCCTAACTCAAAAAAGTCACATCAGATGACTTCAAAGAAGTGCAACACAATCATGGAAGCCATCCATTGGTTCTCTTTGATTACTGCTGCGATTGTATTCTTATTGACAGCATGGTGCTTTCATAACGAAGTTATTGGCGAGTCAGTCACTCTTGGACTACTCGCGAATTCTTTGATGTTCACCTGTGTTGCCATCATCACTAACCCTAAATAATAGTCTAATGAAAGCAGGTTAAAGTTGGACACCTTAAAGGACAACAAATCAAATCTCAATGAATCATGAAGTACATTCTCAATTTGGCCAACGGCCAGCAATTCAAAGGAAAGAATCTTGATGAGGTTCTCCGGAAAAGCGGCTTGCATACAGCAAGCGGTAGACTTACCAAGAGTCAAGCCCTCGATAGGATTTTAAGAAACAACGGCATGTTGTTTCAGTTGGATTCTAAAAGAGATTGGCAACAAATCAAGTCAGCCAAAGACTTTCAGTCCGGAGGACAAACCGGAACCCGTCAAGAAGAAGAACTAATTCAACAAGAAGGTGGAGGTTCATCTGCCGAATCAAAAGATGGACAACAAAAACAACAACCCATGACCATAACAGAACAAGTCAAACAAGAATTGAAGCAATCTCCGGAGGACAGAAAGTCTAAAATGGATGAACTCAAAGAAGAATCGGCAATCATGCAGAATGCTAAAGAGTCATCCGAGGAAGACATGAAGAGGTCTATTGAAGAACGCGAAGAAAAAATGTCAAAGAAGAAGCAACTTGAAGAGGCCGGACTTTGGGATGATGAAGAAATGAAGCCCCTTACTCAAAAGATTCAGAGTAGTATTTCTGAATTGAGTGATGAGATAGACCGCCATTCGGATATGGTAGACCATTATGCTCAACGACATCAAGATATTCTAAAAGAGTTAAGAGAACTTGAAGAGGCTCCGGAGGAGCAACCAAGCGGAGTTGTTGTCGGTGAACGACAAGAGCATCCAATGCAGTCAAGACTTATTCGGAAATGCAAGGCAGTTCAAATGGCTCAATCATCTAATCAAGATGCTTTGTATCCTATGCTTGTCGGCCCAGCCGGTTCCGGTAAGACTACGGCAGCGCGTAATGTGTCTTTGACTTTGTTCGGTGACGATGCTATTGCCGAGGGCAAGTTTGGTATGCTATCTCTCAATGAAGAATCAGAAAAGAGCGAAGGCTTTGGCTTTATCAGTCCGATAGACAAGATGTATAAGTCTACTGACTTCCGTAGAATCTATGAGAATGGCGGTGTGTTTCTGCTCGATGAGATTGATGCTTCCAATGCTAACACATTGACCTCTTTGAATGCTGCGATATCAGCCCCCTATGCTTCCTTCCCCGACAAAGTCGTGGCTCGTCATAAAGACTTTGTCTTGATAGCCGCCGCTAATACCTTCGGTAATGGTGCCGATGGTTTGTATGTTGGTCGTAACGAATTGGATGCTGCATCAAGAGATAGATTCTCTACGATGGTCTGGAATTATGATTGGGATGGTGTTCGTGCTGCTCGACCAAAACATAAAGCGGTCGTTACTCTTATTGAATCTTTGTCTAAAGCGGCTCTTAAACTTGAGATGCAACACATCATCTCTCCTCGTGCTGCCTTGTTTGCTCCGTACTTATTAGAGTCTGGTGATACAATGTGGGATGTCCTTCAAGACTGCGTGTTCAAAGGACTACCTAACGATGACCAACGCACTCTTATTCAAGAAGCCGAATTGTCTATTACCGAACTTCGTAACATGTAATCTATGGAAGTCTATAATAAAGTCTATGATACGCCATTGGAATTTTTCCAATTCTGCAAAGCAAATGCTTTACCGAACTACTCAAGTCACGAGAGGGAACAAAGTCGCACTGAATTCACAGGCACTAAATCTTTTGAAGAGGCAGTAAGTCTTATTGATAAAGGATGGGAGCCAAGCAAGATGAAGTCTATGTCTAATAGAATCACTCTGCGTTCAGTCAAACAAAGAATGAAACTAAAGCGTGACAACTATGGCGGTACTCTTTTGATTGATAGATATACTCAAGGAATTGACAAGTCATTCCGAAGAAAGTATCGCTCTCCAAAGGAAGACAAGCATGTAACTATTGCTATCGAAATCAATGAAACAGGTAACATGACAATCAATCAGATATTCTTGAAGGCTTGTGTTGTTTCATCTATCGTTGAGAATCTACGATTGCAGAATGTTTCTTGCAGTATCTATGGATACTTTGCCATTGCTGATGTTGGTGAAAAGTTCGGCTTAAGCGAGGTTGTACCAATCAAAAGACGCAACGAGAAACTCCAACTCTATAAACTTGGCGCAATGCTTCACCCTTCTTGCTTCCGTAGACTTTACTTCGGTAGACTTGAGAACGGCAGCAAAGCAAGTGACAACCCAATAAGTCACATGAAAGACTTTGTCTTTGGAGGTTCTTATGGTTGCGCTAACTCAACACTATCTGCTAAGACTAAAAGTCTTGTGAGCGAAGTGGCAAGGGATGAACGAGTCCTTTACATACCTCAAATTAGACTTGCAAAGTTTAGTCTACATGATGAGGAGGATGCCACCAAGTGGGTCAATGACTTCGTACAAACTGCAAATGCTATGTTCAATGAATAGATTCAAAAGAAGGTATCGGCTTGCAGCCGGAGCGATAGCAATAGTGTTGGTTTATGTGGCCTCTAAATCATTAGAGGCTGCATCCAATGCTGCATCCTACCACAATCAAGTAAGATGGGACATGGTGTACAATGTTCAAGCATTCATTTGCCTTTGTGCATCACTGATTCTTGTCTATAGTTTATTCTCTAATTCTAAATGATAGGGCAAGTCATTCCCCTAATTCAAGAATGGCAATTCAAATTTCTATTATCATGTCTAAAGAATCAATTGAAAACGAAATCAAGTACAAAGCATTCCTCGGTGCATACGAGCATAATCTTGATGATGCTATTAAAAAATTCAAGGAGCCAAAGGCCGGTGTAGACTTTGAGCACTTCCTTCCAAAGATGGAAGAAGCAGTAGAGCAATGGCTTGGCGCACCACTCATGGACTTTATCTTGCACCGAGTCGAGTTGAAGCCAAACAAAGTATCTCGCGCTTCAGTCTATTTGAACTTGTCATTGATTAAAAGTTGGCAATACAACATGGATAGCATTGGTGCTAACGATGTAGACTTACTTCCAGTCAGTGAGGTTAAAAGTCTATTTGAGCAAGCCGTGTTTATTTCCGTAGGCTTTGCAATCCTTACTGATATGCTATTTAGGAATAAAAAACATAAGGACAACATTGACAAGGAAATTGACGCTTATGTTAAAAAGTCTATGGATGAAATATCTACTGATGACTTAATGTCTATGCTTGGTCTTGGCGAATCAACTGATAATCAAGAATAATAAATACCAATTCTAATGAAAGGAAAGTTTTACATAGCCATCAATGGCGACACAATTCGCTATGATGTTATTCAGTATAATGGCTTTGTTGTCAAGAAGTCTTTTGACACATTTGATGAGGCCAAACTCTATTGTGAATTATTAAATAAACCTAATCAATAAGACTATGCCAAATTGGTGTCACAATTCGCTTGAAATACAATATCCAGACAAGGAATCTTTGGATAGTATTTTGACATGTCTAATGAATGAAGAATTTGAATTAGACTTTTCAATTATTAAACCCATGCCAAAAGAGGAAACACTAAATTGGTATGAATGGAACATTAAAAATTGGGGAACCAAATGGAATGCTAATGGTATTCATTTTGAATTAAGAGAAGACGAACTCTTTATGACATTTGAAACGGCTTGGGCACCGCCCATGCCGTGGTTTCATGCTCTTTGTTATAGACTAAATGATATATCAAAAGACATAACTGCAACCATGAGGTATGAAGAATTTGGCATGATGTTCTGCGGTCATATAGAATATAGTGATGAACATGGTGTTCTATATTACGATGGTGAAGTCATAGACATAGACATCACTTCTGAAGAAGAAGTCAAGTATGATGACAATTTGAATAGGTGGAGAAGTATCACCGGAAAGTTTGTGTCTGAAGACAACATTGGGCATAGCGCAGTCTATTATGAATCAAATTAAATAATCTATTATGAAAAAATCAAATGAATTTATAGCAACATGCTCGGCTCTTACTTGGTCAGCAGAAGACATTGATATCAATGTACAAAGAATGAACGATGCGGGAGTCATAAATGACTTTGGTGCAAAGCATTTTTTGAATATGCCAAATGCAGACAAACTTATTTGGTTGGAGCAAATCCTTGAAGATTGTCACGATGAGTTTTGTCAAATAATCAATGAGCGAATCGGAGATGCTATCTATGATAATTGTCTACAAAACCCAAACCTTCTTGGTGTACCCATCAAGATTAAATCAAAAGAATAAATAGTTATGGAATGTTGTATTTGTAATGAGTCTATTGATGGATTCGGGCACAACCCTTTTCCAGTATCAAAGAATCCAAAAGATAGATGTTGTGATGATTGTAATGCCAATGTTGTTATTGCAATGAGAATCATGGACTACCTTAAATAGTCTAATGAGGCCGTGTGTTATGTGTGTTAGCAGTCGGGGGGAGTTGGCCTCACCCCCCTTTTTTAAAATGTCTTTGAAGTTATGAAATCAAATGAATTAGACCACTTGTATGTAATGTCATACAAGAATGTTGAAATGAGTTCTGCATCTTTGAAAAGATGGGGGGCGACAAACGACATACTATTGTTCACCGAACAAGACACAAAAGAAATAGACAATGAAATCTACATCTTTGTAAAAGTTTCCGACCTTCCAAAGGAAATCCGTTATGAATTGTATAATCAAGAAAAAGAATGGTCATGAATAATCGCGACAAATCATTAGTTGAGATGTATATCAGCATGAAGAAAAGCGGCCACGGAAAGGCTGCCCTTGAACATAAGTTCATCTGCAAAGACCGCGGCTTCTATAGTGCCGTGTCTAAAATGAATCAGTATGACGATGGCCAAGAAGTATAAATTATGCGCAGCGTCTAACGGGATTCTTATTGAAGTAGACGAGCGTAGTGCAAAAAGTCTAATGACCTTCGCGCAGTATGCGAGTAGGTCGCCCCACATAAGAGAGATGTGCCCCGAACTTTCGGATGTCATGGCCGAGTTGGAGAGAGTCTACCACGCGTAGACTCTTTTTTTTGCGCCCGGTTTGTTGATAGTGATAAGCGCAAGGTCGTCACCTTCGCAAGCTCGTCACGGATAAAGTTGGAATTATTCCTTGCTTTTTTCCAATTTATATTTATATTTGCAAGGTAAGTTGTTTGTTTAACCCATCCCTAATTTAAGTTAAAACGATGGAAATCAAATCAGTAAGGGCCATTATGATTGACCCAACGGCACAGGCCGTATCGCTCGTTTCCCTACCATGCGGAAACGATGGAGACGTAAAACTCTCCGCTATTTATGATAGCATGAATTGCTCATGCGTAACACGCTACAAGTTAGCAGAAGATGCCGACCTTGTTCTTGATGATGAGGGGCTATACAAAGACAACCATGGATATAGTCTTGGCAAGTACCCACAAATTTTTGCGGGCAAGTCATTAATCTTTGGGGTTAATTGGGGTGAAGATGGTGCCACTTGGTCAAGCGTTCCCGATGATGTAAACATGGAAAACCTTAAAAACATTATTACTTGGCGCACGCGCGAAGAGATTATGGATGTGGACAAGTCGTTTAGTATAACCTCTTTTTAAATCGTAACCATGACAACACTTGAATTACTTGAGAACTTAATAGAAGTTGCTAATCAAAATCCGGCATTTCAAATGATGGTGTCGAATGTTGGCGATGAAAAATACTCCTCCAAAAAATGGAATGAGTATATCCGCGATGCAAGAAAATACATGCACCTAAGGAGACTAGAAATTTTAGAGCAAAAAATTGCTGAACAAGATAAAAAGCCTTTAAAAATCTAATTAGACACGACATGATGGAACCTATTATTAGCATATCTAAAACCATTAAGTTTTTGAAGCAGCACGGGTTTAAGGTTAGAAAGAAAAAAACTAATACCAACAACCCAAGCCTAAGCCAACAAACTGCTTTGCGACTACTTAGCAGCATAGGGCATCCAATATCAAAAATTACGGATGACCCAAAGCAACGCAATAGACTTTATTCTTGCGTAGAAAAAGGCTACTATCCCAACGAGGAGGACTCTGAACAAGTCATCTTTTACTTCTTAAAGCAATCAGTTAAAATAAATGACTTAGTCTATGAGTACGTCACAAAAAAGTCATCCGAGAGTAAGTAACGCACTTGCGGATGCATGTAAGGCTATATCCGAAACCAAAAACTATAGAGGGATGGGCATACCATCTATTGCCAAAGAGTGCAAACTTGGGCAAGATAGACTTTATAAGTTGGTTAGTGGCAAGGCCGGCAAGAGAGGTATACCATTTGAGGTGTACTATAAAATAAGCAAAAGGTTTCCATTTGTGGAATCCATACTTAATAATGAGGTAGCGCCATGAAGCGTTTAGCCAATTTTATTAAGCGTCTATTTGGCTACTTAAAGCCAAGAGAGATACATTTTGAGTTATTGTCGATTAGACTTCTTACTCCAAATCATATCATTTATGAATTTAATTATAATGACATTGACTACTTCTTTTATGAGGTGGGAGTGTATGATGACGCTTACGAAAGACACGGTATTTCGGAACTAACCAAAAACAAGTGGTTTGAAGAGGAAAGTGTGCTTAATTATATAATGTCTAAAAGATATAAATGGATAAGGAGAGATGGTGTGCCATACCAAGATTCAAAAGATATGAAGTAAGCACATTTGGCAGAGTTCGCGTAATACACAACGGCAGAATACTGAATCCGATGAGAAGAGGTAGGCACCTTTGGGTTTTGATGTTGAGCGATGATAGAAATGTGCGCGAGTGGGCGAGGGTTTGCCTAATGTCACTAACTTGTTTTAAACCAAAAGGGAAAATACTTGGAAGTGTTTGGCATATAGACAACGACCCTTGCAACAATCATATTGACAATCTTATTTGGATAGACCGGACTGAATTTAATGACCGCAGATATGCGTTTAAAAGAACAAAAAAGAAACCTAATTATAAATTGTTAAAGCCATGAGTTTTATTAATGGAGTCGTAGAATCGACTGACTGCACACCGTTTAAGGATATGTTCCGCCACCGTATTGCAGTAAATGGAGTAGACTATTTTGCCTACAAAAAATCAGAGAATAGCCCTGCACCACAGGGCAGTATGGTAAGCCTACAAGTAACTAACCCTAAAGCAAACACGGTTAAAATACTTGGCGCTGAATCATCAAGCGCACCAGTTACCAATCAAGTTGTGTCTAACATTGTTCAACCTCAACAAACATTCCAGCCTATCCAGCAGGGCGGAAACAAAGACGAGTTGATAATTAGACAAACGTGCATCAAGTGTGCTTGCGAATTCTATGCAGCAAGCGGAGTAGATGAAAGCATAATTGTTCAGTTGGCGCAACGACTAGAACAATATGTGAAAACGGGAGCATAACTCCCTAAGCGCCTTTAGCTCAGCGGTTAGAGCCGTGGACTCATAATCCATTGGTCGAAGGTTCGATTCCTTCAAGGCGCACTAATTTTTATTTTATTACCATGTTTACAAATAGAACATTACCAAAGCACATTAAGTCAGTTGACACCGGAAAGATGTCTAGAAAAGAATGGGAAGATTTTAGGTCTTCTTTAAGTACGCTAGGAGGCAGCGATGTGGGCGCATGCGTGGGTTTAAGTAGATGGAAGTCTAACATAGAGTTGTTCTATGAAAAGTTGCGTATGTATAAAAAAGAATTTCATGATAGCGTTCCAATGATAATGGGACGAGAACTTGAAGACAACATTCGCAAACTATTTGCGTATTATGATGTAGAAAATCCGGATGACTTTGTAGATAACTATGCAGCAAAAAATAAGGTTAATAGTGTTAGACAACGAAAGGCTACTTTTTTTAATGAAAGAATGCCCGAACTACATGCAAACATTGATGGCATTTGCAAGTTGGCGGGAAGAGAATCGTGGGGGATTTTAGAAATAAAATACCAAAGTGGTCAAGCAGTTCGCATGTGGGAGAACAATCTAAACCCATCATACATCGCGCAGTTGATTACCTACATGGAAATCATGGAGGCCGAGTATGGTGTTTTAATTGTCATTGAAGATGCCAACAAGTGGCACGTGCACGTTATTGAGCGCAATCAAAACTTTTGGGGCAACATCTATCCAACCATCCAAGAGTTCTATTCGTGTGTTAAAATAGCAGAAACGCTAATAGACTCAACGCCCATAGAGGCAGAGCAGTTCTCCCTGGCAGCGTCAGCAGAGCCGCCATCTTTCCAGGAGCAGTCTAAACCATACGAATCGTTCTTGTCTAGTTATGCTAAAGCCAAAGAAACTCAATTAATAATTGAGGGAACTCAAGAAATGTTAGACACCGCATTGGAAATCAAGACGTTACAAGACGAAATGACGAACATAGAAGACAAACAACGTCATTTAAAAAATCAAGTACGCAAGTATATGATAGATAATCAAGCACAAGTAATTAACTTTGGGGATAAGGGAAGTATAACATATCGCAATCAGTTGCGATTCAATATCAAAGCATAAAATGAAAGATGTCAAATTTGTTGCCGAGGGTATTTTTGTTGGCAAAGTTGATGCAACTGAAGTCTTGAAGAATGACGGGCGAGCAATTAGTCTAACCGACTTTGTTATCAATAATGCAATTATGGATAATCGAGGAACGGTAAAAGAACAACCACTAAAAATCACAGCATACAATAAAAACAGCGCATTGTTAGACGCTGTTCAAATTGGTGATAGGGTTTTGGTTAATGGTTATGTACGCGGAAAATACAATGAGCGTAAGGACGAGTATTGGACAAACCTTGTGATGACGACAATACGAATTCTATAAAAAGAAAAGGGGCGCAAGCGCCCCGATTCACTACCCTTTAACACACCAACAACACACAAGTTGGATGTATCAAATTTAAACTTTTTTTCTTAACAAACAAATTTATATTGATGAAATGCCCAAAGTTGATATTGAAATTGACAAACGCATAAGCCTAAAAGCAAAAGGTTTATACTACGTTTTAGCGAAAACAAAGGCTACTGGTGTCGCACTGCACGCAATGTCTAAAGATGGAAGAGACTCACATCTTAATGCGCTAAAAGAACTAATTAAATATGGATATGTAGAAAGGAAGGCCACGCGAAACGTAGCAGGTCTATTCTCATACGAGTACACCGTTACTGAAAATCCGTATACGGATAAACCGGAGTCGGAAAATCCTGATTTAACTATAGTTAATACTAAACAGGAAGTAGTAACTACAGTAAAGAAGAAAGTAAGTGTGTCTAGATTCAGTACGCCATCGGTAGACGAGGTGTGTGACTACATGAAATCACGACTATGGAAGATGCCAGAAGAGCAATCTGCAAAATTTGTAGACTTTTACAGTGCCAAAGGATGGATGGTGGGCAAGAATAAGATGAAAGATTGGAAGGCGAGTGTAAGAACATGGGAACGTCAGGGCGAAAACATTGTACACGTAAACCCAAATACAGAGACAACGCCAGCATTGAAAAAACTATACAGTATAGACTGGAAGACCGCCGAAGACATCATTGTCGTCAAGGCCGCCGTGTATTGTGTTGAGAATAATGTAAACCCACCTGCTGATTTGTCTAAAAGGTTTTATAACAACCAAAAACTGGAGACAGTCTTCATGGATGCCTGCCTTTCAAAAGGGCTTGAGGCAAAACTTCCTAAATCTATAACGCCATGAAACACGAGAACCTCATTAACCTTGATGAGCAACTAAAGATATTAGACAAAAAACGCGCTGGGAAACTCAAGCAAGGACTCGGTATAGGTGTTCCGGAATTTGATACGCACATACGTTTAAAGCCAAGAGACTTTACTGTTATAGCGGGTCATGCCAATGTGGGAAAGACAACCATCGTGCTTTGGATAATGCTCGTATATGCTGTAAAACACGGCACCAAGTGGCTAGTCTATTCATCCGAAAACAATGCCTACTCGCTTATTGACAAACTAATAAGTATGAAGATGAGAGAGAAAATAGAACAGGTGTCGGATTTAGAGTTTTACAACGCTAGGGATTTTATACTAGAGCATTTTAAGTTTGTCAACGATGAAAAGACATACTCTGCTTATGACCTTCTGGAAATTGCCAGGGACATGTTAGACACCTTTCAGTATAACGGGTTTTTAATTGACCCATACAACAGTTTGACAAAAGATAGAAACAGATTGCAAGGCCTATCTGTACACGATTACGATTATGAAGTCGCGTCCGAGTTTAGATTGTTTTGTAAAAAATATAATGTGTCTATCTTTCTGAACGCACACGGTCAAACTGACGCGCTCAGAAAGTATCATAGCAAGGATGAAGAGTACCTAGGATATCCATTGGAAGGCCATCCAAGACCATTGGCAATGGCGGACCTAGAGGGCGGCTCTAAATGGGCATCGCGGTGTGACAATATGTGGTGTGTCCATCGATATAGTAGACACGAGAATCTGTATAATCAATCTCTTATACACGTGAACAAGGTTAAAGAAACCGAATCAGGAGGGACTCCTACATTTTTTAACGAACCAGTTAGACTACAAATGCGTGCTGGCAACTCGTTCCTGATAGGCGGGAGATATGACCCACTTGTTGATAGTGAAAGAGTAGAAGAGGTTATAAATACAAATCCTAATGACGATATTTTCTAATGGATAGAGCACAAAAAATGCTTGTCATCGCGCAGTCAATGGAGATTTTTCAAGCGTGTGAGTGGGTACAAGAATGGTACTCAAAAGCAAAAGATGGAGAAAACAAAGAGCGTTTATTTAAAACACTAATGATACTAACTGAAGCAGAACTGACTTTAAAGCATCAATCATATGAAATCGAGAAACTCTCAACAATCATCACTGAAGACAGACTTAGACTATCGGCAGCAAATCACGAATCGGAGAACCTTAGAGCAGAAAATACAACACTTCGAGAAAGCATTGACAGCGTATTATGAGTATACAAAAGAGCTGATGAGTCAAAGTGCATGGATTTTGGTTGGCGAGATTATGTATACATCCAAGGGAAAGTATCGAATAACTGATATTGAATCCGGCTATAACGAGAAAATAAATCAGCGAGATTGGATATACATCATGCTTTCTTATGAAAATAACACAACACTAAGCGTCTGGTATACAGACCTTTACGATAATTACACCAAGGGCAAGATGGTTTTTATTCGGTTTTGATTGCTGAAATGATTATGTTTGCCAAGTGTAAGTTTTATTAACCAAACAATCAAATTAGACTTCTATGGAACAATATAAGAAGTTAGTCGTTGCAGCCGGAAATTATACGGTGCAAGGACAAGAAAAGACACGGTGGATTGAGATTGGCCGTGTGCTGAAAGCACCCAATGGTTACAAGGTCAAATTAGACACCATTCCAGTTGATTGGAACGGGTGGGCTGAGATGGTAGACATTGAGCCACGACAGGCTGCTCCAGCCAAAGTTTCTAAAGCAGAGGTGGTCGCCGCAGATGATTTGCCCTTCTAATGAAACACGAAGAGTCACGACTTCAGCAAGCATGTGTAAAATGGTTTAGACTGCAATACGCAGAATATTCCTTATGCCTGTTTGCGATTCCAAATGGAGGAAGGCGTGACAAGATAACTGCTTCCATATTGAAAGGGGAAGGTGTACTCCCCGGAGTAGCCGACCTCTTTCTTATGGTTCCAAGCAAAGATTATCATGGAATGTGGATTGAAATGAAGACACCAAAAGGAAGGCAAAGCGACTCTCAAAAGGATTTTGAATTAATTTCTAAAAACCAAGGATATGAGTATCGAATTGCCAAAACTTTGGATGAATTCCAGTTCGCCATTAATGATTACCTTTGTACAAACCCGAAATGAAATGTCATACTATACAGACATGAATGTGCGGGAGCGTATAGACAGCGTTTTGAAAGCCAACGCAAGTATGTTTGCTAACCTCGGAATGGGATGTAGCAAGTCAGAAATTGAAAAGGCAAAAGTTCAAGAACGCAAAAACTTGAGAGAGGTAAAGCACCTCGACCCAACGTTTGTAGATACGCTTCTTTTGGCTTGTGACTGATAATCAGCAACATAAGTCTAAGGGTCTGCCGAAAGGCGGAGAGGGAACCATTGGCCCTGTTGGGAGCGACTTCGTATTTATTTATTGGGATGATTTAGGCGATAGTCAAGAACACGTAGACAATCAAAATAATGACAACACCACCTGAGTTTTGGATTGAAAGACATCCATATATTGTCCTTCACTCTAGTACGTTTTGCGACTGGATAGTCGTAGACTTAGACAACAATGTTGCTTTTCGCTCTGATTCAAAAAAAGAATGTCAAGACTGGGCACATGAAAAAACACACGAGGCTATATCTTGATGAGATGAACTACGATGAAACAGACTTCATACCATGTGAGGTCTGTGGAGTCAAAGCCACAGACATACACCATATAGATGCTAGAGGGATGGGCGGAAGCAAAACGTCCGACTATATAGAAAATCTAATGGCATTATGTAGAAACTGTCACGAAAGGTGGGGAGATATCAAACATCATAAAGACTTCTTGAGAGACGTTCATGAATTAAGAATGTATCAAAAAAGGCGCTAATAACTTAAACGATGGATACGGAACAAGTTAAGACCTGTAACTCTTGCCACCGAGAGTTGCCCGTAAGTCGATTTAGTCCACAAAAGAAAAACGGAGTATTCGCATACTATAAAGGTCGTTGCAAAGACTGCTATGTAATATATCGCAAACAGCGAGCCGACAAAGGAACACCAGATGGGGTACGCAAGAAGGAGTCTAACCAATACTGGAAACACATATCATGGCTATGAGTTGGATGTTGGGAGGCGGTGGGTTAATGGATGATGGAAGCCGTCTCCCCCACTCAGTATTATGAGTCATAAAAAGAGCTAATACGGCTCAAAGTGTAAAGTAAATGAGCCACAAAGTGTAAAACAAAAACCTTTAACACCAACGAGAAATGAAACAAGGAACATTAGTTTGGGTACTTGCTGAAGTAAGCGAATACCAAGAGACCAACACTATGGAGGATACTATCATTGTAGAGCCTCAAGGAACGAAGGCATTGCCTTACTACGCACCTACGGAATTCGTAAAGGAACTCACTCAGGTAGAGATTGATGAATTGTCTTTAACCCTTTAACACCAAATGAAATGAACCAATGCAAATGCACTGCCCCTACTATCGCTACAAAAGTTAGCGAGAACGGAATATACTCATACTGCACAAAGTGTGCGGAAGAAGTAGAAACCTTTAACACAAAAGAGAAATGAAGACACCAATGCAAGAAATGTTTGACCAACTGAAAGCGTCAAGAAAGGA